ACAGTTCTATTACTGTAACTGACATCCATTAACGTCACTACACTTAAACTAGTCCAGTCAATGTAATTATCTGTGCTTTGTATTTCTAAACCTGGATTAAAAAATGGAACCATTTGTTCAATCAATTGATGTTTTTGTTCAGTGTTACTGGTCCATATGTCTAACTTCATAGTTAGTTTATACGGTGCTGGCATTAGTCTTTCTATAGTATATACACCATCTTGAGTACCAGTATATGTTTGTGTTGATTCATCATATACTTGTTCTCTAACTCGCATAATACTTTCATGATATGGATTTTGTAATCTGTCGCGATCGTATGTAAAGCCAGATATGTAACATGCCATTGCAGGAACAGCGTTAAGTGTGTTTTCACTATTGTTTCGTAAAATCATTGATGCCTGACGACTTGCATCTCCATAGTACACTGGTACTGTTTGTAGGGCATGATTACCTTCGCTGTCTTGACCAAATTCAACTTGGAAGTTGGAAACCATACGTACAAACTGTGTTACAAATCTACGTATCTGTGCGTCGTATGCGTATTGTACAGCCATTAATTATCTGCCTTAGGTGTTAGTATTTTACTTAGCATCTGACGTTCAGGCTGAGTATTTCCTGCACCGTCTACGTAAGTATTGTCATTGTTTATATAACCACTGCGTTGTGTTTTATTATCTGTTGCGCCCGGAGTCAAGTTAGTTCTAACAGCATCTTCAATTTTAGACCAAGCACTGCCACCAAATCTAAATAACCTATTAGGCAAGTAATCTAAGCGTAAAAAATAATCACCAATTGCAGGATTACCCGGGAACGACGTTCCAGCACCGGTCACTAATCCATTTGGCGCTATTCCATCTCCAGTTAAGTACCCTTGTATTTTGCGTAGCGGACTTGCTACGCCAGAGTCTGTGGTAATTGTATTATTGTCTGCGGTAATAATATTATTGTCAGCATTAGTGGGATCGCCAATTGGCTCTTGACCATTTTCTGTAGTGGGCAAGGTATACAGACTTGATGTATCATATCCTGATTGTGGAACATCGGCTTCAGCTTGTGCAATAATTGCAGAATTAATATTTTGATATTTTTGTATAGTGCTTAAAATATCTCCTACTGGTGTTGTAGTTGTATTACTTGCAGCAATATTATTAAGAATGTCTTTGTATTCTTGACTATCCACTAGAGGATTAAGTTTTACTCTCCATAGATGTGGCCACCAAGTTGGTGTAAATCCTTCTGCGGCAAAATTAGCATCGCCAACTACATAATATCTTTTTAATGCCGCCGGTAAGTCTCCATCCAATGCATCATAGTCTTTTAAATGTTGTAACTCTACGACGTCGCCAGCAATTAATTTACGTCCAATGGTATCAACCATATCACGTAAATGAAATACCATAAAGATAGTTCCAGTTTGTAAAAATAATCCAAATTGACTCAGATCAAAATCTTGATCAGCACGTTGATATATGCCACGCATTTTATAAACGTCATGATCGTATTTACGGTCTCTATTTTCTAACCACAACAGGTCTTGAATATTTTGAGCACTTTGATTTATGTAACTTGGTTTGGTTGCGTCTGGACTAAAACCAATTGTGGCTCCTAATCCGACTATGGAGGTAGTGCTGGCACTTAATGTAACTGTGGTACTTGATACTGCTACTGCCCGAGCACCTGCAGGAACACCAGTTCCGTATACAAAGTCCTTGACGTTTATCCCAACCGTGTTACTAAATGTTATTTGAGTTCCTATGGCCGGCTGTGCCATACTTGTGGCTAATTGTACACCTTGTGGATTGACGCCTAGATATTTATTGAGCAGTACACCAGTCCCGCCAATGGTAAACATTTCAGATATTCGTCTATCCATAAACTTATAATCGTTACTATGTTGACCATCTTTCCAGAGACTTAAACGTGTCATACTTTGTCCTTTATAGCATATTTATCCGCACTTGACACATAATTCCTAAAATGCTATAATGTATTATGGATCAAAAACACATTGATAGTCTGTTCTTTAAAATTATTGATTGTAAACAAGAACACCAATCGGATCTTCGACAAATGTGGCATAATTGTAAGCACATACAAGACGAAATAAGTCGAGAAGCAGTTATTTGCCGCAGATTAAAAAAAGATACTCCCAAAATGCTGGATCTTAAGCAAGAACTCGAAAATACTGTAAATAATCTAGAGCAATACCTAGTATTTGCTACTTTACTAAACGGTTGACCAATAAATCCTAAAATGTTATAATAGTATGTTAGGATTAATACTAGAGGCAATATGCCTAAAGTACAAGCACCAATTAAAAAGGAAGTAATATGAAACTTAACGGTAAAACAGTACGAGCTAAGGTTAAAGCCACACGAAATCCTCTTTTTGGTGACGAAAAGTATGTGGGTGGAGAACCCAAGTGGGACACTGAACGTGCCAATGCCATGTCTGAATCAGAGTTTGACAATTTCCTGCGTAAAAGTTTTTACTACTATAATTATTTTTATAATCAAAAAGACACTAAGAAGTATGTTGTTGAGTGGTTACGAACTACTAAAGAATTTGACAAAGACGAAATCCGAGCATTTGAACGAAGTTCAGACCGTGCGGTACCAATGACAGTTCATAGTTTAATTATGGCTCATCGTCAGGGCATGCCATTGCGTGAACATCATATTGCTTTTATTGATAAACAAGTTGAACAGGCTATAAATGGTGCCGATGCCGAAGTAGTTGAAGTAGTTGACAACACGCCTAAGGCCTATGTTCCGACTATTCAAGATCGTTTAAACGAAAAAACAGCAGATACCATTGGTGAACTAGAAGGGCATTACGATGAGTTTATTAGCAATCCTAAATATACATTTAAACCTTATGACTTTTTAGTGGCTAACAATGTACCACAGAGTCAACTTACCAAATATGAAATATTATTTCAAGCCAGATTTGATGAATTAAAACTTGCATTTACTAAAGAAGATGAACAATTAGTAGAAGGCTACAGTCAATATAAGACAGCAGACTATAAACGTATCTTTGCTTTTATTGATCAAATTTTAAACGACATTATACAATACCGTGGAGTTAAAAAAGCCACAAAGAAAGTTCGTGCGCCACGTAGTATAAGCAAAGAAAAAGTAGTAGCTAAATTAAAGTATCTTAAAGAAGAAAAAGCATTAAAATTAGTCAGTATTAATCCCGCAGATATTCCAGGTAGTCAAGAACTCTGGACTTATAATACTAAAACTCGTAAGATAGGCAAGTATGTGGCAGATAGCTTAACTGGCCCATTAACAGTCAAGGGCACTAGTATTACAGGCTATGATGAACATAAATCAACTAGCAAAACTTTACGAAAACCTGAAGAAAAACTTAAAGAATTTGCTAAAGCAACCAAAGTTGAACTGCGTAAATTCTTAGAAAACATCAAGGCCACAGAGACTTTGCTGAATGGCCGTATAAGTGCAGATGTGATACTTCTACGAGTACAGTAATAAATACTCTATAATGGAGTAATATATGGCGACACCTTTCCCCAATAATGTAACAGCCGAAACAGGATTTGATGCAGACGAAAATATTGACGCTAAAAGTCTTTTTGATTCGGCAACTGGTACAGGTCACGGACACATAGCGTTCAACGGTAGTTCTACAGTAACAAATCCTGGCATAGTAGATCCTAATTGGGAGTATGGAAATACTACAGATTCAATGCGGGCAAGTATTGTTGACTATATACGTATGAGATTGGGTGATGGCATAGTAGATGTTGAGTTAGAAAAAGATCATTACGAAATGGGTATTAATCAAGCCCTGATTAAATATCGTCAACGTAGCGAGAACGCCACAGAAGAAAGCTATGCAAGTTTACAGCTATTGCCAGAAACACAGGAATATATACTACCCAAGGAAATACAAACAGTAAGAGGTGTGTTTCGACGTGGAATTGGCTCAGTAACCGGCACAACAGCCAGTCAATTTGAACCTTTTGCATCGGGGTATTTAAACACTTATATGTTGACCGCTGGACGAGTTGGCGGACTAACAAACTATGAATTATTTGTTGACTATCAAAAATTAGCCATGCGTATGTTTGGCGGATTTATGAACTATACTTTTAATCCGACTACTAAAAAATTAGTAATTGTACGTAAGATGCCATTCCAAGGTACCAATCCACCACTTGAACAACAAGAAAGCGTATTGCTTTGGATATATAATACCAAACCAGATCAAATGTTATTCAATGATACCTATGCATTTCCGTGGATACAGGACTATGCTTACAGTTTTTGTAAACGTATACTAGGACAAGCGTACAGCAAGTTTAGTCAAATTGCTGGCCCACAGGGCGGTGCTAGTCTAAATGGCGCCGCATTAGTAAATGAAGCAGCTGAAGAAATGAAAGACCTAGAAGAACAACTGCGTCGATTTATGGATGGTGGTCAACCAATGACTTGGGTAATTGGATAATTGACATAATCCATAAAGTATGTAATAATGCTCCTATAGACTAGGAGCTTTTTTATGATTATTGGCGTATGCGGATTTATAAGCAGTGGTAAAATTACTGTGACAGATTTATGGCACTAAATTATGTTACACGAGAGCTTTCAAATTTGGCCTGTTACGACTATTTCACTCCCGATACACAGCGTGTTATAGTACAGACACAAACATTTTTGGATCAAGAACTACAGATTTTGATGTGTCGGCCCACTGAGTTGAGTAGTTTAATTATTACTATAGTATGGGAATCGTCTGAGGTTCATTGGCAAAAACAATTTCAAGTATTCTTAAATAAGCTAACAGCTAAATTCAATAAAATATTAATTATTTTTGACAGCTTTTATAAACCGTTTAATTTACAATTTGAGAATGTTTCAGAAATTTTATATGTGGATTTTTTCTTGTATAAAGTATACCATACTCTAAATGTAAGTAAAAAAATGGTCTGGTCTAATAGTTGGAACGAAAAAAACCAAAAAATTCTTTTTATGACTGGAAAACCTAATAAAATACATAGAGTAAGACTGCTGTATAAGTTGTTAAATTCTCCAATTGGAAAATATCTATCATGGTCTTTTAGAGTAAAGGCAACCAAATTTGATGCAATGCGAATCTTTTTAGATGATATTAACCAAGACCAACAAGATAAATTTCTCCGCACGTGTCAACAACAACTCGATTATAATTTTGGCACTAAAGAGGGAGCAGCAGGCACCCGGTTTGATGTAGATATCTATCGTAACAGTTTGTTTCAAATTATTAGCGAAACATACTTTGACCGGCCGTATTCAAATACCTGGATAACTGAAAAAGTTTGGTTAAGTATAGCCAATCACTTACCCTTTATTATAGCAGGCGAATTCAATACACTTAAGATTTTACGTAGATTAGGAATTCAAACATTTGAAAATTACCTGGATATACCAAATTATGACAGTCCTGATAATGATAACTTTTTGTGTTACTCGTTAGATTCTGGTAAAATTGGTTTTTTTGAAACTTTGAGTAGCCAAAAAAGTTGGGGAGATTTCTATCAGCAAATAAAAGCCGAATTATGGCCAGATGAATGCAATATAGATCAAATTAAAACTTTACCAAGAAATTGGCAACGAGAAGTCGAAACCCAATATATCAAACCTATGCAGTCTTGGTCTGAAATTCGACTAGGTGCTATTGTTGAGAATTCCATTGGCTTTCAAAAAAATATAACCAAGTATGCTGAATATATTACGCAGGATGTTGAAAATAATTATCAAAAGTTTATATTTATGGCCAAAAAGAATCAGTGTGAACTAGAAAATTTTTCTCGCAGACATAGCTTGGTCTGCAATGATGTAGCTCAATTGTTTAGTATTTTTTATTAGGAGATAATTAATGATTATTGGCGTATGCGGATTTATAGGCAGTGGTAAAGATACTATTGCTGATTATTTAACAAATTTTCATCAGTTTCGCAGGGACAGTTTTGCCAGCACACTTAAAGATGCTGTGGCAAATGTGTTTGGGTGGGATAGAGAACTACTAGAGGGCCGTACAAAACAAGCCCGTGAATGGCGTGAGCAAGTAGACCCCTGGTGGGCCAACCGTTTAAGTATGCCCAATTTAACCCCACGGTGGATTTTACAATACTGGGGCACGGAAGTTTGTCGTAAAAGTTTCCATACTGATATTTGGATTGCTAGTTTAGAAAACAAACTTCGTAATAGTCGTGATAATATTGTAATTAGCGATTGTCGTTTCCCCAATGAAATTAAAAGTATTCACGCTTCTGGTGGACAAGTAATTTGGGTGCGTCGTGGCCCATTACCACCCTGGTACAATATTGCCGTAAAAGCAAATGCTGGTGATATGTTGGCTCAAAAGATACTAGAAGAACAACGAGTACACATAAGTGAAACTGCTTGGGTAGGCACCAAGTTTGATCGTATTGTTTATAACGATAGTTCTATTAATGATTTATATCAAGAAGTTAAAAGTCTGGTACAAGTGGACTTGCCCGCCACGGAAGTCGGGATTTATAAACCGCTTGCTGACAGTTTAAACATATCGTCTTAAGATTAAGCCAGTTTGTATTTTTTAAATTTCCATCAACGTAAAATACATTAAGCTGATCGGGGTATTGAGCTTTAAAACTGCATTTTTCACAAACTTCTTTTTTCTTATATCCTGATTTTTGCCATGCTAACGGTTTGGGTTTTAAATTTTTCTTCTTTCGTAGGCATCCGGCACAACTATTTCTATAGTGTCTAACACCATTACTGATATAATTAACAGCAACTGGCACTTTATTACAAGTTGGGCATATATTTCTTTCTAACATGTTAATATTTACCTAGCAAACCTTTGAAAGGCACCTGCTAAAAGCCAAAATTTTCCTTTATTGACTAAATATCTACAACATGTAATATAAAGGAATATAAACCATGGCACTAGTATCCCCAGGAATTCAAATTTCCGTAAACGACCAAAGCGCCTACGTGGCTTCTAACGTAGGATCAGTACCCTTAGTTGTACTAGCAACAGCACAAGATAAGACTTATAACAGTTCTTCTGCTACTGGTACTAGTAAGGACAATGCTGGAAAATTACAATCATTTACAAGCCAACGTGAATTGGTAACCGCAATGGGCACACCAACATTCCAGTTGAGCTCTGCTGGCACACCAATACATGGTGGCGAATTAAACGAATATGGCTTATTGGCTGCTTATAGTGCATTAGGCCTTGGCAATCAATTGTACGCAATTCGTGCAGACGTTGATCTAGCTCAATTGGCTGGAACAAGTGTACGTCCTGTACAAGACGCAGACAACGAAACATATTGGTTAGACCTAGCAAACACAGATTTTGGTATATACTCGTGGGGTTCGCTAGCGGGCACATGGACTGGGGTTACACCTTTGCTTATAACTAGTGAAGCTGAAGTTGTTACAACCACAACTGGCGGCGGCACACAATTATCAACTCCATTGGCTTCTGTGGGACAACAAGGTGATCATGCTTTGGTATTTGTTAACGATGATGGCACTACTCCATCTTATATTCGTTTATTTTATAAAGCAACAGCAGTATCGTATGCATCATTGGCAAACACTTGGGTACAAGTTGGCAGTACAGACTGGCAGAAATCACGCCGTAGCGTATTTGGCACAACAGCTAGTCCAAGTAATTTAACTTCTGGTATGACTCTTACTGTGCGTGGTACTACTGTAACAACAACTAGTACTACAGTGACCCAATTAGCTGCTGATATTAATGCAGCAATGACGTCAGCTGGTGAGACTGGTGTTTTTGCTAGAGCAGACGGCGCAGTTGGTAATGTATTAACATTTTTTGTTACTAGCGCCGCTACAAGTAGTGCTGGTACAATGGCTTTGGTAGATGGAACAGGAACTCCTCTAGCAAAATGTGGTATAACAGCTGGGGTATATAAGTGCCCAAGTTTAACATACAGCACATTTGCCAACGAACCAACTACAACAAATTTACCTGGTGGTAGTCTTTGGTGGAAAACAACCAGTACAGGTACTGGATACGCACCATCTATTAAAAAATACAGCTCAAGTCTTGATTCTTGGGTAAGTCAAACTGCGCCTGCATATACAAGTTATACTACCGCTATAGCTGGACTTGATCCAACTGGCGGTGGAGTTAACGTTATACACGGACAGTTAATTTCCATATACCTACCAACAGATGATTCGAGTAATACACTTAGATTTGCTAAACAATTACCAAATTATACTACAAATGGAACAGGTGGTACATGTGGTGCGTTAACTAGTGGTAATACATTTACATTATTTGCAACTGGTATTGGTTCTACTACTACAAGTGTTACAGTCACTTTAGCTGGCACAACGGCAGCAGCATTTGTCACAGCAATTTATGCACAAGCAGTACCGTACGTAACTGCCACTGTAAACAGTAACAATACTATAACATTAACACATACACTTGGTGGTCAAATTTTATTAACTAATGTAACAGGAACTCCAGTTACTACAGCTGGATTTGCTAGTGGATTAGGATCTGGATTTACTGTAAACCCATACAGTGGTGTAGTTGCAATTAGTAATTGGGAAATTATAACAGATACAGTTGAGTATAGTACATCAACTCCTTATAATTCTCCTACAGATGGAACATTATGGTATTATAGTAATCCTAGCGATGTAGATATTATGATTAATAACTCTGGATGGAAAGGTTATACTAATGTGGCCAGCGATATTCGCGGCTATGTTTTAACCAACACTGATCCAGCTGGTGTAATTGTAAGTCCAATTAAACCAACAAGCCAAAGCGATGCTACTGCATTAGTAGCTGGCGACTTATGGTTAGACAGCAGTGATTTAATTAATTATCCAAAATTAAGCCGTTATAGTGGAACAACTTGGGTTGCAATTGACAATACCGATCATGTATCAAGCAATGGTATTATATTTGCTGATGCACGTTGGGACACAGATGGTTCATCAGATCCAATTAGCGACGCTATTCCAGATATTACTGATTTATTAGCAAGTAATTACCTTGATTTAGATGCACCCGATTATAGATTATATCCACGTGGTACATTGTTGTTTAATACACGTCGTTCAGGATACAATGTTAAGAAATTTGTAGGTGATTATTTTAATGATACAAGTTTCCCACCTGACGCTACAAACGCAATTGGATTACCAACAGATACTCCATCAATGACAGATGCATGGGTTAGCGAAAGTGGACTAAACGAAAACGGCTCATTAAAAGCTGGTGCTGCAGCACAAAGAAGTATTGTTGTGTCAGCATTACAAAGTGCTATTGACAGTAATGTAGATGTGCGTGAAGATATTTACGGCTTTAACTTACTTTGTGCACCTGGTTACCCAGAATTGATTTCAAACTTAGTAACTTTAAACAACGATCGTGCTGATACAGGGTTTATTATTGGCGACACACCAATAACACTAGAACCAAACTCTATCGAGCTAACAGCATGGAGTGAAAATACTAACGGAACAGGACTAGGAACAGCTAGTGCATACCTAGGTGTTTACTATCCAGCAGGATTAACAAACGATCTAGCAGGTAATAGTGTAGTAGTTCCAGCCAGTCATGCTGCACTACGCACATTCTTGTACAATGATAATGTTAGTTATCCATGGTTTGCACCAGCTGGTACACACCGCGGTCTAGTGGACAATGTACGTGATGTTGGTTATGTAAGTGCAACATCTGGATCATTTATACATAATGGTATTGGTCAAGGCCTACGTGATGTATTGTATTCGTTGAATATCAATCCTATAACACAATTACCGGGTACTGGATTAGTAGTTTGGGGTCAAGAAACTAGGTCTGGAACAGCAACATCAAGAAATAGAATTAATGTTGTTCGTTTAGAAAACTATCTAAGAAGAATATTTAAAACTATTGCCAATGGTTTCTTATTTGAACCAAATGATACACAAACAAGAAAATCAATTGCTACTCAAATTGAAAGTTCTTTACATGATGTATTAAGCAAACGCGGGTTAACAGACTTTATTGTAATCTGTGATACAAATAACAACACCGCAAGCACTATTGCCAACAATGAATTGTATGTTGATGTAGCTATTGAGCCAATGAAAGATGTTGAATTTATCTACATTCCAATTGCTATGTACAACACTGGTACTATTGCTACTTTAGGCAAGAGTTCGACTTAAGAGAATCAGATAAATAAGAGTAACAGGAGAATAATATGCCATTTGCATCATTAAATAAATTTACAGTTCCAATAGACCGGAACGGAACAGCGTCAGACACTACCGGTCTGTTAATGCCAAAATTAAAGTATCGCTTCCGTGCGATATTTACTAATTTTGGAGTAACTCCGGGCACAGCAGAACTAACAAG